ACTTGGTAACAAAGAGCGATAACGCTGACGATTAAAGTGCCGAGTAAACATACATCGGAAATTGTCATGGTTATCACCTCCTCTTATGAGGAGAACCGCCTACCGTTTAATGCAGGTATCGTGTTTATTCTATCACGGTGCCTGCATTTTTGTCAATTACAATATCTGTGCCAATCTGCCCTTTAAACGGCAGCCACGCATATTGACCGCTGTTAATGCAATGGTCGTGACCGTCCTCGGGTGTGTTGTCTTTATCCTCTCGCCAGCTGTAAATTTCAAACTCGGCAATCGTGTTTTTACAATGTTCAAGCACAAAATAACAGTCGGTGGCAAGCCAGCCGAGTACAAGATTGATTCGGTCGATAATCTTCGTTTTCTTCCATGCATTTGCAAAGTCATAGACACAGCCGTGCTGTCGCTTATACTTTTGAAATTCGGTAATAGTCGCTTGGTCGGCGCTGTCAATAAAAGCCGTGCGTGCAAAGCCCCATTCATCACGGTTGCGGTCAAGAAAATCAATAAAATTCTTCACCGTGTCACTCGGGGCAATAGGTGTTTGCATTTCAGCGTTGTTATAAACTCTTTCATCAAGCTGAACACACTTGCCGTGATTGGTAATGCCGTAAAATGTCATTGCGATAGTGTCAGGCGACTTCTGCGAATAGGCGGTATCAAGACCTGCGGTGAACTGAACAAAGTGTTCCGACTTGCGGTTACAGTTCAAAAACTTTTCTGCCCACTCTTTTGATTTGATATGTCTTGCCCTCTCAAAATTCGGGAACACAAGACCTGTTGCTCTGCCTCGCAAACCTAAGATTTTATTTTTATAGAGCTTTGTACCTTTCGGCGCAGAGTTCTTTTTCTTTTCAATCTGTTCGGGCGTAAGACTTAAATTATCGGCAAAAGAAAAGAACCAATACCGCCAATTCGGTACAGGTTCTTCGGTAAGCTCCGCCGTAATCTCGGGAGGAACATCGTTTTCATATTTTTTAAAAGGACGGGAGCGGTTGACAAACTCCTTATACACAGGCAGGCTCGGATCATCGGGATTCAGCGTTGCAAGCATATAGTCATTACGGGTTGACATCTCTCGGATAAACTCGATATCAGCGGTGTTGATTTCGTCAATATAAACGCACCCAAACTGCGCACCGAGAACCATTTCCCACTTATCCCGACTGCTGTAACCGAGAATATAGATAATTTTGTCCTCAAACTTGATATGCGGCAGCTTGTAATCCTTGTCGCCGTTACCACAATAGACAGCGTTGCGGTGCAAGTCGAGAATACCGTTGTCCTGTTGGATTATAGTTTCCTCAGCCTTGCCCGTAGTTTTGGCGGCAATTGCGTGAAGCTTCTTCGGCGACTGCGACACCATTCGCATAAACTTAACGCCTGCTCCGACGGTAGTTTTGCCGGACGCTGTAGTTCCTTCAAGAAATTCAGCCGACACATTTGTTGTGTTGATAAAGTCGATATACTTTTGTGACAACGGGAATTTGTTACTCACTCAGTCCCTCACCACCCAACTGTCTGAATACATCGGATAGCTTTTCGGACTGCTCAACCTTTGCGTCAACCTTAACGGTGTATTCGCCCGTCATCTTGTTGAGCGTGTCAATCGCCCTGATTCTGTCGGAAGTGTCCTGCTCAGCACTTCGGGCAATATCGGACAAAGCAACCTGTCTGTCCTTTGCACTCATAATGCGCTCATCTTTGAGCCTGTCGGACAGCTGTTTGATGTATTTTGAAACTCCAACATTCTTCAACAATTCATACGCTCTTGCGTTTGCGTAATTTTCTGAATATCCTGCCTGTATCGCACTCTGAACGGTGTTACCGCTCTGCGCATAATATTCCGCAAACTTCCTCTGCCTTGCATTTAATTTGTCTTTCACGGTACCACCTCTCTTTGTCTGAAAATTCTAAAAATAAGCAAAAGAAAAGAGAGTACTAAATGCACTCTCCATTAATCAGTATTAGGCGTTAAAGCATTAATTCTGTCATTCAATTCTATCAGTGTATTTTTCACATTTAGATAGTCTTTAGGTGTAAAAGATTTATCATTCCTACTATTAAGCATCACATTATTAGCTCTCGATAATCTTCGATAACAGGAAACAAGTAAATCGAGATTATCTGGATAATTACTCAATACATCTTTGCATTCCATAACCAGCCGTGCAAAACTACGATTATTGAGGCCACAATTTAATTCATCGCTAACATTTTGCGTATTAGAAAGCAGTCTTATTGAGTCTTCCATAGCATCTAACTTTGAATATATTGATTGCATCATAAGTCTAGCCAAAACAACCCCATCAATTTTGGAATTATCTACAGTTGCATTTTCTAAATTTGCTATACTCATTAACGAAAATGAACCATTTGCATAAGTTTCCTTTATCGCATTAGTAATATCATCTTTTGCCTTAATAACATTTTCATACAATCTATCTCTCTTATAAAAAACAGTATTTATTCCTGCTACGTCAAAAATTTTATCAGTAGCATCATCCTGTATCAAAACTACTTTTTTACCATAGGCTTGTCGAATTCCTAATTCATACATAACATTCGGATTTCTTGAACTTAAATCACAAATTGCCATATCACATTCAACTAAATTTTTCAAAATTTTTTGCATTATCGAATCACATATTTGATTACTGTCTGCTCTTACAGGTTCAAACCCCGCCTCTTTGACAGCAGGAACAATTATCTGTTCGTATATTTTATTAAAATGACCTGCAGGGTATTGTGGCTGGTCTGATATAGGCATTATAACAAAACAGGGTTTTGCCTTATTTTCTTCGCTCATATGCAACTCTCCTTAGTTGTAATATATCACTAATCTATCATATTATTTGACACAATTCAACAGATTTTACATTTTTCTGTAAACCGCACAATCAAGAAAGTAATAATTTGTATAAAATAACCACACACAACACAAAACCGCCCTCGGGGTGAGAGCGGTCTGTGCGATTTTTTTATCTTAGGAGAGTTCTACATATGTCCTGTTTGTCAAACTTTCATAATACCATTATACGCAGGGTAAGGGTGACATTCAATGACATTTCAAAATAATTTTACGAGAAATCGAACTTTTTTCGGAACGCCTGTAACGCTTCGCCGTGCAATCTCAGGGTATGCCTTACGCTCATTTCCATACTCTCGGCAATATCCTCCCACCTCTGACAATTTATGTAATACTCGGTCAAAATTGCAATGTAACGGTAATCGTCAAGTGCGTTGATTTTACTGCGGATTTCAGTTTTCAACCGCACAAGATTGTCAATTTCCTTATTGATTTCAGCCTGAAGGTCTGCAATCCTGTCAACAATCCGCATAGGGTCATTCACTCCTGATGTCTTAACAGGCTCGTTCTGCTTAACCGATACCTGTGCAATATTCAGCCTAAGTTTTGACAGCTCGTGTTCTTTCGTTCTGATCAGCTTATCCGAAACCCTGACCGAATATAAATAATCTTTAACCGTCAATCCGTATCTACCTCGCTTTCAAGCCAATGTTTTGTGCAGTCAATACAGCTGCCGTTGAATCGCTCTTCCATAGGGCAACCGAAATATGGAGTTCCATACGGGCAACCAAAAAAACTCATACAACTCCGAGCCATTTCATCAATTGACATCTGTTTGATTTTTTCAAAGTTTGTCACTGTTTTCACACCTCACCTCAACAATTCATCTGTTGTGATGTTAAATAAATCCGCTACAGCTATTATGGTTTCGATATTAGGCTCAAATTTTCCCTGCTCATAGTAAGATATACTTGTTCTGCTCAAATAGAGCTTTTCACCCAACTCATCTTGCGTTAATCCATTTTTAAGTCTTAACGCTTTTAGCTTTTCCGAGAATGCCATCACTCTTCACCTCCCTCGACAGGAATAGGCTGATTCCAACATTCAACGCAATTACGGTCTTTTCTGCAATCATCTTCGTTCATAAGCCCTAAACGATAAGGACAAAAATTGGGTGTTCCGTCATCTTCAAGCGGAGTGTTTGGAAAGATTTTCAAAAGCTCTGTAAGATAAGTCCTCTTCGGATGTTCGTCACTCCATTTCTGCACAATTGCAATTGCTTTTTGAGGGTAAATTGTTTCAAAATCAGAGCACGACATCATATCGCTTGAACCATTATTAGAGCTATTCAAAGGGCAGTCAGTACAATTAAGTTCACATATATATGCACCACCATTTAGTTTATGTTTTTTCGTCATCTTCAACTTTTCGTTGAAGTAATTTTCAGTTTTAGAACAATCAATCATTTTCTTCACCTCTCAACGATTTGGCAATTCTTTGTTGATTCTTGCAGATAAGGTCATTTATGTTACAAAATAAATAATATGTCAACCCTCTTATCTCTTCTATATCATCTGTGACCATAATGCGATTGAGTTCACCGTCAATCGTATCACGGGTGTTATTGATTTCCTGTCTGAGTTTCATTTTCTTCGTCTCCTTCAAAATTAACAACTTTTCCGTTGTCGGTATAATCTCGTTTGTCAAATTCAAGTTTCAGCTTGTCGATGACCACACGGTCGATATGTTCCCAAAACACTTCGTCAGTGTCGGAATGTTCAATTATTTCAGTCATAGACTTTAGTGCCTTTGCACATCTGTCACGACCAAATCCGAAATCCTTATGCAAAGCATACAGCATTGTTTTAAATACTCTGCGTGTGATGTCCTTGTTTTCTTTTTCTCGGATCTGCTCGTATGCGTTTTTGGCAATCCGTTCAGCTTCCTGTTTGAGCTGTTTCGGGATTTTAGGCGGTATTCTCGCTTTCATCGTTTGCTCTCCTTTCGTCAATCTTATCAAGTGCAGTTACAATCAACGAGCTTTTGGCTTTGGTGTCCATAAGCTCTGCCTGATAGTAAAACCGACCCGTTGTATTCCGTCTGATGATACAGCCTTTCAGAACGTATTCTGCACCGTTGTACAGCACGGTTCTTTCAAGGTTGCGTTTAACTTCCGAGATATTCACAGCATTTCCACCTTGATGTAAATACCCGAAACCTCTGCCCAAAACTTTTCACATATCTCACTTGCAACAAGTGCGTCATCAGACCAAAAGCCGATAGCGGTCATACAGTCTTTTAGCATTTTTTGCAGATTGTCTGTATCGGGCTTTGTTATACGATATTCGCCGTCCTGATGTTTACCACGAGGGAAGCACCACTTTGTTATTAACCTGACACCCGACTTGTACGGGTCTGACGGTTTAAACTTTGCTAAATGTGACATGAGCTTTTCTCTTGCCTGTTTCACCTCGGGCGGATTGTAAAAAACAGGTTTGCCGTTTTTTACCATAACTTTATGTTCCTGTGCCGTTACGGTCGGCGGTATCATCGCCATAAAAAATTCAGTCTTCGTTGCATTCGATTTCATAATAATCAGCTCCGTGCCATACTTTTAATTTTGGGTCGTAAACTATGTATCCATTAGCGGCTACCTTATCCAATACATAACTTATCAACGCAGGATTTTTGGAAATCCACTTCATTACTTCGTCGTTGATATAACAATAATCCTCTCCATCTTTTCTTCGTTTTAGTGGAGGCATTCTTTTAGCGACTTTTAATCTTTTATCTTTTGAAGTCGATTTGCATTTTGCCATTTTTTACCATTCCTTTCTTAACTTTAAAATTTTGCTTTTAGTCACAGGTCAGGGGAAGGAGTTGTTGTGCGTAAGCTTCGCACAACTACTTCACCCCTGTGACCTTAGGGAACGGACATCGTTTATATATACAGTAGTATATATAGTTTTGTCTGTCCCTCGGACATTCTCGATAATTTATCGACTTTGTCCCTGTTTTTGTCCGAGAGGGACATTTTCGATTTTTTATCGACTTTGTCCATCTTAGGGACACGGACAGGGACATAAAATTTATCGGCTTTGTCCCTCGGACAGACAGACAAATTATTCGACTTTGTCCGTGTCCTTTCGCCCTACTTCACCGCCGTCTATCCAAAAACCACCGTGCTCTTTTATGTATCGTCTGACCGTTTTTTCGGATTTTCCCATATATTCGGCTAAGTCAGCTACATTTGCCTGACCGTTTTCCTCCGCACCGCTAAACGCTGTTTCGAGGGCATTGTTTTGTTCCTGCTTGCGTTCCGATTCACTTTTTTTCTTGCTAAAATTCTTCTTGTAGGGCGAGCCTTTGATGTTAAAATCGCCCTCAAAATTACAGTCTTTCAACACGCCTGTTGTATCTAATTTGTGTATCGGATAATCAAACCAAAGGTTAAGTGCATCAAATGCCGGAAACTCTCGCAGAGTACCCTCTATTCTCCACGCTGACATCCCTTTTACGGTTTTTTCGGCACGGGCAACATCTGACATCATCAGCTTAAAAGACTGTTCAGGAAGCGTTTTGCGTGCGATGTCAATCATATTATTTGCCATTACCAAATCGTCCTGCGAACACACTTCACTGATTTTGTTGAAACGACCTATCCAGTCTTTGCAGATTTTACAGGTTCTTTCATCCTTTTGCTGTTTCATCAAATCATCGCTAATTTCAAGTCTTGTAAGGTCAAGAAGTGCGTCGGGGTCACGAGCGAAAACACCCGAGCCCGAAACTCTGTCCATTGACTTTTTTCCGCCCTGAGCACCTTTTGAATGGTGGTGACAGTAGATTACCGCACAACCGATTTCGGTACACACCTTATCAAACTGATTGCAAAAGTGTGCCATTTGGTCAGCACTGTTCTCATCGCCTGTAATAACCTTGTATATCGGGTCAATCACAACAGCTATAAAGTTGCCTTTTAAAGCTCTGCGTATGAGCATAGGCGCTAACTTATCCATAGGCACGGACTTGCCACGCAAGTTCCAAATATCAATTCTGTTTAAGTTCTTTGGTTCAAGTCCAAGTGCTTCGTATACGTCCTTGAATCTGTGAAAACAGGACGCACGGTCAAGTTCAAGATTCACATACAAGACATTGCCCTGCACACACTTAAAGCCGAACCATTCTGTTCCCTCGGCAATTGCAATACACAATTCGATAAGACCAAATGACTTACCTGCTTTTGAGGGTCCGCCGAGGAGCATTTTATGCCCCTGTCGCAATACTCCCTCAATCAGAGGCGGAGCAAGTTCGGGAGGATTTTCAAAAAAATCTGCGAGGTTGTCAAGGTCGGGCAAGTCATCGTTGATACTTTCCACCCAGTCTTTCCACTCGGCAAAATCGGATTTACCGATATTGGTGTCAATGATAAACTGCTTTTT